TCTCGAGCGGCTGCGGACCGAGGATCGTGTCCGGATCGAGGGAGAGAAACGCAATGCCCGGTGGCTGCTGAACGAGCCGGGCGGCGGTGACGGATCGTGATTGCCGTCTCGTCCCGCGGCGTGCCCCGGCACCCATCCGGCGGTTTGAGTGTCCGTCTCTCCATAGGGGAGGGGCAAACTTTGAGCGGCGCTCAAAGTCCCGCTCAAACCCCGCTCAAAGTCCCGCTCAAACCCGGAGGCCCCCTTTCCGTCACTCTCCGCCGGCAATGGAGGCTCCCGTGACCAGCTGGACCGCGCAGGCTGCGGCGCTCGCCGACGCAATCCGCGAACCGGGCTTCCGCGCCGCCGAGGTCACCGCCTCGGCATGGCGCGCAGGCGTCCACCCCCAGGCAACCAACGGCCTCGTCGGTGCCGCCCTGGCTCTCGCAGGGGGAGACGCGCAAGGCTCCCTGTGGGCGCAGGTGGCGCCGTGCCCGCGTGACACGGACCTGCTCGAGCAGGGGGCTGAACTGGACGGCGCGGTCGCCGAGTTCGGGGTGTACGCCGTCCGGCTCCGCGACACCTGCCGTGACGCGCTCGAGGATGCGGCGGAACGCGCCGCAGCCGCCCGCGCCAGGACCACCGCCGATGATCCGGGCATCAGGGCTGCGGCACTGGCCGCCCTTGAGCGCGCCCGCGCGGAGATGGCCGACTGTGAAGCGGCCCTTGAGATCCTCGGCGACAAGAACGGCGGCGTCCTCGGCTGCCTGGACTACGCGCTGACGTGCCTGCGCAGGCTCCCCGGCGACTTCACTGAGCACTACGAGACGCCGAAGGCGCACATCCGCCAGCACGGGCCGCTCCCCGCCGGGGGGGACTTCCTGACCGGGCTTGTCTGGGAAGCGGCGTAAATGCACGCGAACGAGCACAGTGGATCTACAGACGGGATGACGATGGACGACATGCCAACCGCAGCACACGCGAAGCCCGCACGCCGCGATCACCTGTGGGTCCTGGTCCTCATCGCCGCCTGCTGTCTGGTCAAGGTGTGGCCGTCCTGGATCGGGATCGGTGCCGAAGCCGGATTCCCGAAGATCGGCCGCATCCCCACTGACTGGACTCTCGCGGTGATCATCGAGGCGTACTGGGGGTACGCCGTCTACGCGTGGCTCGCTGCCTCTGCCGGGCTTCGCTCCAGGCGGTACGCCATGTGGTCCGCCATCGCCGTGTTCGCCCTCAGCCTCGTCGGTCAGTCCGCCGCACAGGTCATCTCCGCAACCGCGGTCAAGGTGTTCGCGAACGCGCTCCCGGTGACCGTCCTGGCCATCATCGCGATCCTCGTGCACCTCCGCCAGAAGGACCGCGAGGACAGCAGGCAGGCTGAGCGGCGTGACGCTGCAGCCGCGGAAGCCGCCACGCTGCGCGCCGAGCTTGCGGCCATCACCGAGACGCTCAAGACGACGCAGGCCGGGCGCGACGACGCACAGCGGGAAGCCGCGGAAGCCGCGGCGGCGAGCGAAATCCTGACGCGCAAACTGGCCGCAGTTTCGGCCCGCAATTCGCGCGCAAAGAAGCCTGCGGTTTCGCCCCGCGGCAAGGGCGAAACTTCGCGCGCAAGCAAGGTCCCGAGCGACTTCGATGCGCAGGCCGAAGCCTTCACCATCCTCGCCGTCGAGCCGGGCATCAAGGGGGCGCAACTCGGCCCGCGAGTCGGCAAGTCCGCGCGCTGGGGCCAGATGTTCCTGAAGGGCCTCGCCACCGCCACGGCCGACCCGGAAGGCGGCGAGTCCTGACATGTGCCTAGGCCATACTCACGCGCTATCCGGTGTCGTCGCCGGACTAGCGGTCGGCTCGCTCGTCATGCACGAGCACCCCGCGCCGCTGCTGCTGCTGACCGGCCTCACCGCGGCCTACGCGCTCGCTCCGGACCTGGATCACTGCGGCACCACCGAGGCCCGCTCGTTCGGCTTCGTCACCGAGGCGCTCGCCTGGTGCGTGGAGAAGGCCAGCGGGGGTCACCGGCATGGAACGCACAGCCTCCTGGGCATCGCCGCGTTCGCCGGGGTCGCGTGGCTTGCTTGCTTTTACCGCCACGCCATCCCCGGCCGTGCGGTCCTGTTCGTCGTCCTCGCCGCCGGTTTCGCCGCCGCTCTCGACGCCCTGCGGATCGGCGGCCACGCCGGGAACCTCCTCGCGCTCGCTGGTGCCGCTGCGATGTGCTGGACGGGCTACGGGCTGGCGCTCGTCCCGGCCGCCGCGATCCTGGGGACGGCAACCCATCTCGCCGGAGACTCGCTTACGAGGTGCGGCGTGCCTCTTCTCTGGCCGCTGACCATGCGCGAGTTCCACCTGACGCCCCGCCCGCTGCGGTTCACCACGGGCAAGATGGCCGAGCACGTCATCATCGTGCCGCTGCTCCTCGTGACCCTCGGCGTCCTCGTCTGGCGAGATGCTGGAGTCATGCACGCCATGCATCCGCATCTGGCCGTACCGTGACCTCCACCCGCGGCCGGTCCTGCGACGGCAAGAAAGCCCACCCGACCCGCGAGGCCGCCTTGGACCACTTCTACCGCCTCGTCCGGGCCGGTGCGGCACCGGCCGGCCTCAGCGTTTACAGGTGCCGATTCTGCGGCTCTTATCACGTGGGCCACGCCGCGAAGGTGCCGCAGCGCAAGCGAGCCAGCTGACCCCCTCCCGACTAGCGACAGGAGCGACACCGTGACCACTCCGGACAGTGCCTACGACTTCCACCGGGCAGTGCGCAGCACAGTACTGGCAGCAGCCGGCGGGAGCATCGACGTCAGGCCCGAGCCCCTCGCTGGCATCCGGGCCGCGCGGTCGCTTGAGCACGCCGCCGCCCGGGTCGCCGCCGGCTACATCAGGCTGGCCCGCGAGGACGGCCAGGACTGGCGCGCGATCGGGGAGGCCCTCGGCCTCGCACCCGATGACGGCGATATCGCCACCGCTGCCTGGGAGCACGCCGCAGGCCCCCGGTACCGGATGGATCCCCTCTATTTCGGGTGGACGTGCCCGGCCTGCGCCCAGCGGGTCAGGGATTACGGGCCGTACGGAGGGCACCCCGAGGACGCGGAGCAGAATCACGCCAAGGGCTGCACCCGGATGGCCGAGGCAGTCAGGGTGTACATGGCGCAGTTCGAGGAGGACGACGCAGATGACCCCGGCCCGGCGTGACTACGGTCCTCATCAGCTCGCCGACTACATCGGCACCTTCCACAGCTCGATCGACCGGGCCCGCGAGTTCGGGCTGCTACCGGAACCCGACCGCGCACGGGGCCGGTGGTCGGCTTCCCTCGCCGACAAGATCCATGCCCGCTGGCCGGAGATCAAGGCAGAAATCGAGTGCATCGGCGCGCCCGGCCTGAAGCAGCGCGGCTGGACCGGGGTGATGATCCGCGATCTCCTCGGCGATCCGGACATGCTCACCGGCAATCCGCATTACAAGAGCGCCGCGCCACGCCGGCTCTGGCGCCTGCGGAAGGTCGAGGCCGCAGAGGCAGGCCCGGAGTTCGCCGAACGCAAGGAGCGCGCCGCCCGCCAGTCCGCTGCCGGGCTGAAGGCAGCGGGAACCCGGAAGCTATGGAAGGCGCTCGGCGGCACCTGACGCGCGATAATGGCGACGGGGAGCCCCGGACTGGGTGGTAATTCCAGCTGGTCAGCCTCGAATTCCTGTACAATTGAAGGTAGCGGTCCCGCCAGGTGATAGCACACCCGAACGGGACCTGACCCTCACCCTGAGTAGACAGGAACGAGAGCTATGGATCAGCCTATGCTGAAGCACTGCGGCGGTTGTGATGGAGACAAGCCGCTAGGCGACTTCCCGAGTGATTCCAGTAAGCGGGACGGCAAGAATTCGCGGTGCCGCGCTTGCGTCAGCAGCAAGGGGGAACGCTATCGCGCCGAAAATCGGGAAGCGATCCTGCAACGGCAGCGACGCTACCGCGAGGTGAACGCTGAGGACCTGCGGAAGCAAGACCGCGAGCGGCATGCAGCCGAGCCCGAGAAGTACAGGGCGAGATACCGCGACTGGCACGACAGCCTAAAAGATGTGGTGTTCGAGCACTATGGGCAGCAGTGCGCGTGTTGCGGATCGGCCGACCGGCTGACTGTAGACCATGTGAACGGCGACGGAGCTCAGCATCGCGCCGTGATCGGCACGACCAGTGACAGGATCTACTACTGGCTCGTCACGAACGGGTTCCCGCCAGGCTTCCAGAGCCTGTGCAGGCCGTGCAACACATCCAAGGCGAAGGGCGAGGCTTGCCGCCTCGATCACGCTGCGGCATGATCATGTCGGGGAGCCTCGCGACTGGTGTTTCGCGGGTAATGTGCCGGGGTCAGGGAGATAGGCGGGCAGACTCCCCGAGCGGAAGGATACAGCCGTGAAGATGCCCTTCGGCCGCCTCATGGAGCTCATAGCCGCCCTCAGCGATGGACCCCCAAGCGCTCGCGAATCACCTGCGGGACTGCCATCCCAATGACGCCGAGAGCAGTGCGGCCGGCTAAACTGGCAGTAGCGTTTCGGCAGGTCACAGACCCCGGCGCGCGCCCTCTTCTACTCGCTCTACCTCCTCTGCCTGACTCTTCCAAGATCGGTGCTGTAGTCCCGTGCTGTCCGAATGCATCCTGTGGTCCCTTGTCGCCGCGCTCTTCGTCGTCCCCGTGATCCTCCGCTTCTTCGCAGGTGACGACACCCCCCGTAACGAGATCACCCAGGAGCAGGACGGCAGCAGCAGACCGGAGCGTGACGCGGACGACGACGGGCTGCTGCTGGCGGCCTGACCGCGTGGCATCATTGACGCACCAGCTTGTCCGTACGGATGAATGAACCCGAGGCAGCAGGCCGGTGTCTCGTCCGCTTGCGGGGTAGTCAATCCAGCCACATCACAGGCATAGCGCGGATAGCGGGACGCCGGGGCAACGACCCGCGCGCGGCCCCGGCCTGAACATCAGCGGCCTGCGTTCTCACCAGTGCTCGCCGTGCGTCACAATGTCCGCATGGCTGCGCGGGACGAAGACAATGGTCACTCCTGTTCCCGCACGCCTCCTGAGCTGTGCGACGGCGCGCGGATCGTCGTTCAGGGCGACGGCACCAGCAGGCGCGAGCCGGCCCGGACCTATCAGGCGTTCTGCGTGCCGTGCCGCTCCCGCATCGTGGCCTGCCTGGAGGAACTGCCGGGCGCTTACGGCCGGCTGGCTGACGCGCTCGGGGACGCCCCGGTAACCGGCGTCTCCTCCGTCAGGGTGCCGTTCGGGCCATCTGAGCCGATCCGCGCCGAGATCGACGCCCTGATGCGGGTCATCGCCGCGATCCTGCCCGGCTGGGAAGCCCGCGTGCGGGGCTCCCGGCTGAAGCTCACCTCCCGCGACCCGGCCCGCGACCAGAACACCCCGGAGTCCGTGAAGGACGCGGCGGACACGATCGGGAAGCACATCGACGTGCTGCTCGCGCTGGAGCCGGCCCGGATGTCCCGCACCTTCACCTTCCCGTTCGAGAAGCCCGGCAAGACCTTCGCGAAGGGCGGCGCGGGCAAGGCCCCCGTTCCCGCCGAGATCGAAGCGGAGATCGGCGATGAGGAGATAGTGCGCAGCGGCGACGGCTGGGTGACCGTGATGCCCTGGCGCGGCGGCGCGGCGGCCGGTAACGAGATCATCTTCCTGCACTACCGGGCGCGGCGTCATCTCGGGGAGACCAAGCCGCCGCCCGAGTCGTTCGACGGCATCCCGTGCAGGGCATGCGAGTCCATGACCCTGGAGCGTGCCGAGCCCCCGTCGGACCCGCATGTGGCCGCTAACCATTCCAGGTGCCCCGGCTGCGGCGACGAGATGGACCGGGAGACGGTCGCCCAGTGGGCCGACACGTACGCGTCGTGGGCGCGGGGTGCCGGGATCAGGAAGTGCAAGCGCTGCTCGCTCGCCGAGCCGAAGCACGGGGAATGCTCCTGGGCCGGCTGCTCGTGTGACGAAGGAGAGCACCCGCGACGGCGCGCAGCCGCTTGACCTGCGGCGTATTTGACAGACGGGTACCCCGCAAGGATGATTACCGCTAGAAGAACTGTCTCCCGAGCGCGGTTGCGCCCGGGATTTTGCATTTCCGGGGCGGTGAGCATGCGCCCCAGCCGAGGAGACGGCCTGCTCACCACCGCCGAGGCGGCGCGTTTCATCGGCGTGAGCGTGAACACGATCTACAGCTGGCGCAACCGCGGTCACCTGGTCGCGCAGGGCCTGGACGAGCGCAACCGCCCGCTGCACACCCGCGAGGCCCTGCGCGCGGCCGAGCTCCGGGTGCACGAGAACGGCCTCCAGGCGTCGGGCGTCGACCCGCGCCAGCTCCGCAAGCCGCCTGCTCTCGCCGCCTGATCTTCCCCCCTTGACCCGCCCGGCCCGTGTTGCCCGGCGCTATCCAGCCTGCCCTGAGGAGCCCCCATGTCCACGCCCGCCCCCGTCACCCCGACGCTCTCGATCGCCACCGACAAGACGGTCTACAACGTCGGCGATGTCCTCACCCTCACCGCGGACTACAGCGATTCCACCAGCGCCCCGGTCACCCTGTCCATCACCGCGTCGGCTTCGGATGCCGCAGGTAACACCGTCAACGCGGAGGTTTCCGTCACGGTGAATACCGCCGAGCAGGAGCCGATGACGATCGGCGTGACCGACTCGTTCGGCGACCAGTACAGCGTGGTGTCCAACGCGGCCGGCGTCGCTGTCCTGACCGCGACTGTCGGCACTCCGCCTGCTGCCGCTGCATGATGGTCCTGAGCATCACGGCTACCGTGACAGACGCGGCGGGCCAGACGGCTACGGCGTCGGTCACGGTGGACGTGCAGGACCCGCAGCCTGAGGCGGCGAGCATCGAAGGGAGCCGGATGTGACCCCCGCGCACTTCATCAGCGACGGCAGCCCGGCCGTCGCTGAGCCGCTGAAGGCCCCGCAGCCCGCCAGGACGTGGCAGTGCGGCCGGTACGAGATCGCCCTGTTCCCCCGCCGTGGCCGCTGGTCCATCGCGCGCCAGGGTGAGATGACCCCGGACGGCGAAGGGCACGAGACCCTGGCCGGCCGCTGCTTCGGTGTCGCCGGGTACCGGACCCTGGCCGGGGCGGTGCTGGCCACGGTGCGGCTCGCGCGGCGGCCGGCCTGATGGCCCGCATCTGCGCCGAATGCCGCCAGCCGCTGGACCAGGGTCGCGACCGTGATCACGTCTGCCTTGACGAGGACGCCGGGTCTCAGGACAGCAGCGACGAGGACGAGACGGCCTGACCGCTAGGCTCATGCCGTGACCGGACCTGATGCGGGCATGACCGCCAATCCCGACAAGCCGTGCCCGCACGAGGACTTCGACGCCTCCGTCGAGGTAAACCGGATCACCGGCCAGGAAGGCGCGGAGATTCCCGGTGCCTACTCGGCGGTGGTCCGTGTCTCGTGCTCCCGCTGCGGCGAGGCGTTCCGCTGGATCGGCCTGCAAGCAGGGCTGATGCCCGGCCGCCCGATGGTGTCGGTGGACGAGACGGAGCTTCGCGCACCGATCCGGCCCGCGTCGTCGGACCCTGACTTCGGCCTCGGCATCCCCGGCTTCGCAGTCACATGGAGCGAGGCGTGACCGTCATCGCCCGAGGCCGCACCTACGCAAACGGCCCCGAGACCTTCTGCGACAACGCTGACGTGCACCCTCAGCCCTGCGTGTGCGCAGCCCCGAAGATGGACATGCGCGCGATGGCAGCCCCGGACACCGGGAGCATCGGCACCTACTGGCCGATCGAGGACGCTGACCCGGTACAGCCAGAAGGCAGCGGCAACGGATGAGCAACGCCATAGGCGGCTACGTCCCCCGCAAGTACCGGCGTTACGAGCCTTGCGGGCTGCACCTGAACCCGGGTGCGCTGCTGGGGAGGCTCCGGTATGCCGTGATGCCGTCCGGTGCGGTCATATCCTGGCGCGACGAGCCTCCGCAGTTCCAGGCCGCGCCGACGCCGCCGCGCTTCGAGTCATTCGCGATACCGCCGGAAGACGGCAGCGAATGAGCGAGTGGCCGCAACTGGCCTACGAGGAACCAGCCGATCCTGAGCTGATAGCCGCCCATCCGGCACCGGACTGGAAGCCGCTCACGATCGCAGAGCCGGACGACATGGTGACGTTCTGGCGCGCGGATGAGCAGCCCGCAATCCACGGCAACCCTGGCCTTGAGGTGCTGCGTACCGCCCCTGAGAATCCTGCCCCGTCCTCGCTGCCTGACGGCGCGTACATGATCGAAAGCTGAGCGCACAGGATTTACCTGGCCGCAGACGGCCGAAGGTAACTGGCGGGGGCTGTCTCGGCAGTCACGGGCGCAAGCCGCGGTGGCGAAGGACAGCCCCCGCCCCCCGGCGCGTTTGTTACCGTCCGGTACGAGTGCCGCTTTCTCCGCAGGTCGCACTCGCCAAACTGGGGCAATCCAGACAATAGGACGTGCGAGCACACCCTTCCCCCGAGCGACTGGCGCGCTCACCACCGCAGTCCTGGCGGCTGCACGCACCACCGAGGACCGCCCATGCCGAAGGCTCTCAGCGCACGCAAGCGCAACGCGGTCCTAGCCGACATCAGAGCCGGGCAGAAGGCGCGTAACCAGATCGCGCGGGACCACGGCGTATCACCGGGCACCGTCACGAACATCGCCAAGAGCGCCGCGATCGAGAACGCCTTTGACCGGTCAGGCACAAAAAGCGCTACGGAAGCCGCGGTCGCCGATGCGCGCTCGATCCGGGCCGCCACGTCGCGCCGGTTCCTGGACGAGACGAACAAGCTTCTCGATCAGCTCCACCAGCCGCACGTTGCCTACAACTTCGGCGGCAAGGACAACACGTACGAGGAGCACCAGTTCCCCGAGCCGCCGGTCGACGCCAAGCGGACCCTGGTCACCGCGGCGGCCATCGCGTTCGACAAGCACATCGCGGCCGACAGGCACGACGCCGACGAGTCCGCCGACGCGAGCTCGGTTGACCGGTGGCTGGAGTCGCTGACATCCGGCGAGGGACACTAGGCGACCGGTGAAGGTTGCCCCTCTCGCCGGCAAGCAGCTCGAATCGGTCCGGCTGGCCACGGCTCGCGTGAATTTCTGGGAAGGCTCCGTCCGGTCCAGCAAGACGATCAGCAGCCTGATCGCGTGGCTCATCTTCGTCCGCGAGGCACCACCTGGAAACATTCTTCTCGTCGGCAAGACGACCAGGACGCTCAAGCGGAACATCATCGACCCGCTGACGGAGATGCTCGGCAGTTCCCGGTGCCGCTACGTCGAGGGCTCCGGTGAGCTGTGGCTGCTCGGGCGCCGGATTTACGTCGCGGGTGCCCATAACGAGGGCAGTCAGGAGAAAATCCGCGGGCTCAGCCTGGTTTGCCTGTACGGCGATGAGGCTTCCACGTGGCCGGAGTCCTTCTGGGTAATGGCCATGTCCCGTCTTTCCGAGTACGGGGCTCGCGCCTACGTCACGAGCAACCCCGATTCCCCGGCCCATTTTCTGATGCGGGACTGGCTTTCCCGCGCCTCGCTATGGCTGGACCACGCGGGGAACGTGCTCCGTTCTGAAGGTGATGACAGGCTCGACCTGGCGCGATTCTCGTTCCGCCTGGCTGATAACCCGTTCCTGCCTGCGGCTTACGTCAAGGCACTGGCCGCGGAGTTCGTGGGCCTGTGGCGGAAGCGGTTCATCGAGGGCCTGTGGGTCGCCGCCGAGGGCGCGATCTTCGACATGTGGGACCCGGACACGATGGTCGCGGACATCATGCCGCCCATCACGACGTGGCTGTGCGCCTCGATCGACTACGGCACGTCCAATCCGACGCACGCGCTGATGATCGGCCTCGGTACCGACCAGCGGATGTACGTCGTGGACGAGTGGCGCTATGACTCGCGTCAGCAGCGCAGGCAGCTGACGGACGCGGAGTACTCGCAGCGGATCCGGGCGTGGATCGAGCAGGTGAAGATCCCGGCGTCACGGCAGGCTGACGGATCGTTCATGCGCGGCGTGCGCCCTCACTACATCGTGGTCGACCCCTCCGCCGCGTCGTTCCGGGTCCAGCTCCAGCAGGACGGCCTCGTCACGGTTCCCGCGAACAACGAGGTGCTTGACGGCATCCGCACGGTCTCAAGCCTGATGACCGCAGGCAAGCTGAGGATCAGCCGCGACTGCCCCGGACTCCTGGCCGAACTGCCGGCCTACGCCTGGGATGACAAGGCCGCGAAGCTAGGCGAAGACAAGCCCGTCAAGGTAAATGATCACGGTTGCGACAGTTTGCGCTACGGAATATTTTCCACCCGTGCGCTCTGGCGGGGGGTAATCCCGCTCACTGCGCCGCAGGCAGCCTGACTGCGTGCTTACCTCAGAATGACTCTCCGGGGAGGCTCCTGTTGGCCTTCTCGAACATGGACCTCCCGTTTGAGGACGCCCCGGTCGCCGGGTCGATGCTCACGAACACGCTTCCGGCCGGCGGGAAGATGCCCTGGCCGCCGACGCGGTTCAACCCAGTCCACCTCGACCACCGCGTGTGGTCAGCGTGGTGGTCCGGCTCTGCTGACGAGCTGGTCCGCGCCTACAGCCGCGACAACGGCGGCAACTCCCCGGTTGCCCGGTCCTGGTCGGCGACGACCGGCGAGACGGGACTCCCTGCCGGGATGGGCCGGAACCGCGCGGGCCTGTTCGGCACCGTGCGCCGCTGGTTCTGGGGAAACATCACGCCCGAGGGTGAGCGCCGGACCAATTACCATGTCCCCCTCGCCGGCGACCTCGCCAGCACCTCCGCGAACCTGCTCTTCGGCCAGCCTCCCAGCCTGAAGTACAAGGGCGATACCGCGACCCAGGACTACCTGTCCGGCCTGGTCGATGACGGCACCCACTCCAAGCTGATGGAGTCCGCGGAGACCTGCGCGGCTCTCGGCGGCGTCTACCTCCGTGTCGTGTGGGACACCGACATCGATGACAAGCCGTGGATCGACCTGGTGCCGGCTGACTGCGCGGTGCCCGAGTTCAAGTACGGGCGCCTGACGGCGGTCACGTTCTGGTCGGTGATCCGCGACGAGGGCAAGAACGTCGTCCGGCACCTGGAGAAGCACGTTCCCGGCCAGAACGCCATCCTGCACGGCGTCTACCAGGGCAATCAGCTTGAACTAGGCCAGCCGATGTCGCTGGCGGACTTCGAGGAGACGGCCCCCTACGCGAGCGTCCTGACCGAGGGCAACGCGATCCGGTTCCCCGACATGCCGAAAGACGCCAGCACCGTCGTGTACGTGCCGAACATGCGCCCGAACCGGGTGTGGCGGCAGCTGGGCCCGCAGGCCGCGCCGCTCGGCCGGTCGGACTACTCCGGCGTCGAGGGCCTCATGGACGCCCTGGACGAGGCGTACAGCTCGTGGATGCGGGACGTGAGGCTCGGCAAGGCGCGGCTGATCGTCCCGCAGTCGATGCTGCAGTCGCTCGGCCGCGGGCAGGGCGCGATCCTGGATCTCGACCGTGAGGTCATGGTGCCGATCGGCGGACTGGTGACCGGCGAGGGCGACATCAAGGCGCAGATCCTCCCGCAGCAGTTCGACATCCGCTGGCAGGCCCACCAGGAGACGTGCAGCAACCTGATCGAGTCGATCATCATGCTGGCGGGCTACTCGGGGCAGACCCTCGGCCTGCAAGGCGACATCGCGCAGACCGCTACCGAGGTGGTCGCCCGCGAGCGGAAGTCGATGACGACCCGCGGGAAGAAAATCAACTACTGGCGGCCGGCGTTCGCTGACATCATCTACGGCCTGATGGGCGTCAATTACGCCGTGTTCGGCAGCCCGATCGCGCCGGTGCGGCCTGACGTCGAGTGGCCTGATGCGGTGCTCCCGGACCAGCTTGAGCTCGCGCAGACCGTCGCGGCGATGCGCGGAGCCGAATCCGCTTCGGTGGAGACGTCGGTGTCGATGCTGCATCCCGACTGGAAGCCCGAGGACGTCGCGCTGGAAGTCCAGCGGATCTACGCCGAGATCAACATCGACCTGCTGTCTCATGCGCGTATCGCGATCGGAGGGGCACCCGGCGAGTCGGTCGCGGAGGATCTCCAGGAGATCCCGGAGGCGATCGGCGCGACCGACGTCCAGGCGCAGGCCGAGGCGCTCGCGAACGTCTCCGACATGTACGACGCCCAGTCCGAGAGCAACTAGGAGCGTCCATGGCAGCGAAGAGCGCGCCGAAGAAGGCAGCTGCGCCAGCGGGCAGGCCGGTCACGATCAAGGGCGGCAGCGGCGAGAAGCCGGTGACCATGCAGCCGGGCGGACTCCACAAGTCGCTCGGCGTCCCCGAGGGCCAGAAGATCCCGGCCGCGAAGATGGCCGAAGCCAAGGCCGGGAAGCACGGGCCGCTCGCGCAGAAGCAGGCCGTGATGGCGACGGGCATGCTCGCCGCCGGCCGTAAGACAGCCGCACGCAACCGCAGCAGGAAAGGCTGACCATGACCGGCACCTCGCAGAGCGCCCAGCGCAGCGTCCCCGGCGCACCGGACACCACGAAGCCCGCGTCCACGGACACGCTCCCGGCCCGCAAGCCCACGCACGCGGTGACCGGGCCTCCGGTGTCGCACGGCGGCAAGCCGGTCACGACTCCATCGGGTCCGCCCCCGCTGCACGGCACTGCCGCGCCTGCGGTCAAGCCGAAGGAGCAGAAGTGAGCACCCCTGGCATGGAGCGCGGCGACGTGAGCTCCAACTTCAAGGGCGACCGGGAGAAGCAGGTCACGCAGACCGTCGGCGCGAACCCGGACCCGCCTGCGAAGCACTCCCAGTCGGCCCCGGCGGACTCGGTTCCGCCCCCGTTTTCCGCGCCCGGTGACTGCATGTTCGGGCCGTACGACGGCCTCTCCTGCTAGAGGAAGGCAGCTCAGTGAAGCCGAGCATCGGCCGGATTGTCCACTATGTCAGCTACGGCACACCGGGAGGCGAGTACCCAAGTGCGTGCCGCGCCGCCGTGGTGACGGAGGTCGGAGAGGCATTCGTTCCCGAGGGTCAGCCGGTGCCGCCCGGAACCCCGGTCAGCCTCGCCGTGCTCAACCCGGAAGGAACATTCTTCAACCGGGGCGTCATGCAGGACGAGGACGAGTGTGCAGGCGGGACCTGGCACTGGCCGGAGCGCGTCGAGCACGAGCCCGGCGACCGTCCGCCCCGGTACTGAACGGAGGCATCATGGCTAAGGTCGGCAAGAAGACGCCGCACGTTCCCCGTCCCGCGAGGACGCCGGGAGCCGCTAAGCCGCCCGTGATCCCCGGTGCGACCAGCGGCACGATCCGCCAGCGGGCGCACGCCGACGGGACATGGAACGCGACCGGGAAAGCTGCGCCCTCGCTGGAGCAGGCACCCGTCAAGCCGGCCGGTAACGGCAAGTGACGGGGAGTGCGATGACTGCCTCGGCAGCCGCTCCCGGCGAGATCACGGACGCCGAGATGGACGGGGATGACATCCCGCGCAGGGCCTACCAGGGCTACGTGATCATCGAGTTCCCGGTGCCCGAGTCGACGCCGGAGCACCCCCGGCCGGGCATCCTGGCCGGCTACAACATGATGGTCGTCAACGCGGCGGACGAGAAGCCCGTCCTCACGGTCTCACGGGTGGAGCTCCACGCCGAGGCGAACGACATCATCACCGCCGACCTGACCATGATGGCGGACGCTGACGGCAGGCCGCTCATGGACACCAGCGTGATCTACCGCCGGGGCGACGAGATCGTCACCGGCACGTTCCCGTTCATCGTCACCGGGATCCGCAACTACGGCTCGCAGCAGGAGATCCGCGACCGCATCAAAGCATCCGGGGTCCACGCGGGCAGGTCGAAGGTTGTCGAAATCCCCGGCCAGCACTGACCGGCTAGCCTTCGCGCTCACCGCAACCATTGCCACCGCAGCCCGCAAGACGCTCGCGAACCCGGCATCGGCGACACTGGCACGCCGCAGGCTGGCCAGGACAGTAGCGGTCCTGGCCTCGCAGCACGCCGGACCGCAGGCCGTGCGGGCCGCGCGGAAGGACGCTGACACCGCGCTCACCGCCGTACTGAACGCGGGCAGTCCCGCCGCCGCGCAGGCGGTCATGAACGGGATAGCGGACCGGCAGCTCACCGCGAGACCGGCATCGGTCCGCCATGCTTCCCTCCGCGCCGCCGCCGCGATCACCCCGGAAGCGAAGATCCGGGCCCGCACGAAGCTGTCACGGGCCCTCGCGGCAGCCGGGCCGCGCATGCCCACGATCCACCTCGGCCGTCTCGAAGGCGTCTGGGCGGTCGTGTACGGCCGGCGTGAGCGGCTGCTCCGCAGGCACCGCAAGGCGGTCGCGGAAGCGTGGGACGCAGCCACCGCGGACCTGAAGCCCCGCAGCGCCGTGCGGGCGTTCCGCAAGGCCGCCGCGGCGACACCGGGCACGCCGGCCCGGGACACGGCCACCATTGCCGCCCTGGTGTGGCTGGAAGCGGTCTACCGCAGCGCCGCCCTCGTCGCCGCCCTCAGTTCCGTCATCAGCGACGGGCAGGCTGAAGGCGAAGCGGACGCCATAGCGCTCGCAGCGGACCGCCACGGCATCACGGGCGCGGACACCAGGAAAGCGTTCCTGGCCGCGCTCGCGCTCGCCCAGGCTGATCCCGGACTGGCTGAGCGGGCCAGGGAAGCCGTGAAGGCGCTCATCGGCGGCGCAGCCTACGACGTGGGCCGCAAGCTCGCCAGCATGGCAGCCGGTGACGCCAGCGAAGACGACATGGCCGCTGCCGTTCAGGACGCGATCTCGGGTGATCAGTCCCGGTCGGTCAGCGCGAACACGGACTGGACGCTGCATGCGGCGATCCTCGCCGGGGCGGTCGGCCTGTACCAGCGGCTGTCCGGCGGGATCCTGCTGGACTGGATAACTGCCGGGGATGACAGGGTGTGCGCCCGCTGCGCGGGCTATGAGGACAACGGCCCCTACAGCCCGGACCGCGTGCCCGGCTACCCGCACACCGGCTGCCGGTGCATCACCAGCGTGTCCAGGTCCACACCGCTATCGCATGCTCTCGCGTCGCTCATCGGCGCATTCACGGGCTAGCCGCCGGGCGCACGTCGATCGTCCACAACGGTTTGCCGTCTGCGCATCGTCGGCGGTGCTGGAGCGCCTCACGCCAGATTTCTGGCGGGTATGCCCAGCGATCCGGCAAGCCCTCCCCGCCGAGCATCTTGTCGAGATATCGCTTCTCGGCCACGGCGCCAGCAAAGATCGCCGGCTCATCAGCTGGGTCGGCCTCCGTCCAGTCGGCCTCGTCGCCACAGAGCCAGTCACCGCACTGCGGATAGCGAACCGGTTCGCGCGGCACGCTCGCCAGGACTTGCACAGAGGTCAGTCCGAGGCGGCCGTCGTACGCGCCGAACTTGAGTTGCAACTCGGACGGTTTGATGTCGTGGCCGCAGGCGCCCACGTACCATGCGAACTTCCTCCTGGCCATCTGCTCGTAGCCGTACGAGGTCATGGCGTACATACCACAGAAGTCAACCAGCCAGTACTCGCGTTCGAGCGCGGTCGGCGCACCCTCGGTAAGCATGCCTTCGCAGACCACGAGGTGGCGCGTCGTGTAGTCAGCGTCTTCCAAGAGGATCGTCGTCTGCCGGGTCAGCTTCCAGACGTCGCCAGGCAGCGTCTTATCGACCTCGACGGGCATCCCGGCGAGTGCTCCCGCCCCCCCTACTCGCCCGAGCATCATCCAGTCTTCAAAGCTGGCCGGCGGCTTCGGCGTTTCGGTGACCGAGCGCTCGCGCAGGTGAGCGTCCACAACGGTCCCGCAGACAAACCGGATCCCGTAAGGCGCAGACCGCGAGCGGCCTGCAAACCAGTCGCGCATCTCGCGTGCGACATCTCCGGCGGCACACTTCATGCCGCCCACCCTAAGCCACCCTGCCTAGCGCAGGGCTTTCCGCTCCGGGCTGGTCCGGGGCAAACCCGTCAAGCCCCTGGAGGGCTCTCTGATGCACCGCATCAACCTGCCGGTGACGCCTGGCGCGATCATCGGCTACCGCAAGAACGGAACGCCCATCCGTCTCATCGCCGGCGGGTCCGGTGAAGGCGACGAGGGCGGCGGCACCACCGAAGGCCAGGAGGGCAACGCCGGGAACAGCGGCGGTGACGCTGGCCAGACGGACAGCACCGACGGCCAGGAACCGCCTGAGGGCGCTAGCAGCGGCGATGGAGCGGACACCTCGGCCGATGACAAGACCACCCGGACCGTCGCCGCGATCCGCCAGGAGTTCAAGGATGAGCGGGCCAAGCGGCAGGCGGCAGAGAGGGAGGTCGCGTCCATCAAGGCTGCGCTCGAAGCCGACAAGGCCGAGCGCACGAAGCAGATGGACGCCCTCGCGATCGCTCTCGGGCTCAAGTCCGGGGACGAGCCGCCGGACCCGGTGAAGCTCGCCGCCGAGCTGAAGGCCGCACAGGAGAAGGCCGCTGCCGAGATCAGCCAGCGTGACGCCGCGATCAGGACGAGCCAGGTTGAGCTCGCCGTCCTCCGCAACGCGGGCAGGCACGGCGGCAACGGTGACGCGCTGCTCGACTCCCGCAGCTTCATGGCGAAGGTGAACGGGCTGGACCCGTCCGCCGATGACTTCGCTGACCAGCTCGGGGACGCGATCAAGGCCGCTGTCGAGTCGTCGCCGCAGTACAAGGCAACCGCCGCCCCGCCGGCCGGCGGTAACGGAGACGGGAACGGCGGCGGCCAGAAGCCTCCGGCAACTCCCGCGCGCTCCGGCGGCGAGCACACCACTCCGGGCGGTAACCGCCAGTGGACGATCGAGGACGTCAGGGCCGTCAGGACCGCGAACGACCCGTCCACGGCGGCGAAGCTGATCGACGAGGCGGTCAATAGCGGCTTCCTCTCCGAGCTTGGCTATCAGCCCAGCAAGAACCGCCGCTAACAGCACACCGCGCACGGCACGTACCCGCGCGGTTCCACCTAAGCCCCGGAAGCAGCATTCCGGGGCTTTTTCATGCGCAGAGAGGTACGAGACGTGACTTACCGTAACTTCATCCCCGAAGTGTGGAGCCCGCTGATCCTCGCGGCGCTCCAGAAGAAGCTGGTCTACGGCTCTTCGATGGTCACCAACCAGGACTACGAGGGTGACATCCAGGAGCGCGGCGACACCGTGCACATCACGCAGTTCGGCGACCCGACGGTCACGACCTACGTGCCTGGTGTCGCGCTGGTCTACCAGCAGATCGCCGACGCCGGCCAGATCCTGCTCATCGACCAGGCCAAGTCGTTCAGCTTCTCCATCACCGACGTGGACCGGGCGCAGGCCGCAGGCAAGATGCAGCCCTACCTCGAGGGCCGGGCCGCGTACAAGATGGCCGACGCGGCGGACCAGTTCCTGGCCGCCAAGTACACCGGCGCCGCCGTGAACAACATCCTCGGCTCGACCGGCTCCCCGCTGACCCCGCAGCCGTACGCGGGCTCGACCAGCCACCCGGCCGACATGTTCGTGCAGGTGCTGGAGCCGCTAAAGGTCATCCTCGACCAGAACGATGTCCCCGACGAGGACAGGTACATCACCTGCCCGCCGTGGGCCGTGTCGCTGATCAGCCAGACGCAGGCGTTCGTCTCCGTCACCGACATGCAGGGCGACCCGTCGCAGGTGTTCCAGCGCGGGTTCATGGGCCAGGTCTCCGGGTTCAACGTCCTGAAGACCAACAACGCCCCGCAGCCCGTCGCGGGCGGCGCCGGAACCGGCGTCTGGGCGCTGCAGGCCGGCCACCCGATGGCCCTCACCTACGCCGAGCAGATCGCCGAGACGGAAGCGCTCAGGCTTCAGACCGACTTCAGCGACGGGGTCCGCGGGCTCCACCTGTACGGCGGCAAGCTCGTCCGCCCGGACTGCCTCGCGGTCGCCTATGTCGAGCGCCCGGTCGGCATCTGACCGGGACCAGCGGAAAGAAAGGAACAAGCCAGCATGGCACGCACCGCAGTCACGGCCCTGGTCTCGCTCGCCTACGACACCGGCGTCCTCGTCGGGTCCGCTCAGGCCGCCGACGCCACGAACGGGAACATCCTCCCGTTCTCCATCACCGGCACCCCGCCGACCTACGGGCCGTTCAAGGTGCTGCTCGTCGTCGCGAACGGCGACAGCTCCTCGCACACGCTCATCGTCCGCGGCTCCGGGTACACCGGGGCGGCGTCCGGCGCCGCGAACAGCGGCATCATCTCGCCGCAGAACACGGTCTTCACCCAGTCGACCCTCGGCGATGCCTCCTATGTCATCGCCAACGGCACGACTCAGGCCGTCGGGCCGTTCACCACGGACCGTTTCGTCCAGCCGAACGCCACCAACGGCGGCGACCTGTGGTTCGACTGGTCCGCCGCGACGTCGATGACGTTCTGGGCGTACCTGCTGCCCGCGGCTACGTTCTGATGGCGGGCGCGAAGAAAAGCGCCCGGGATGAGCCGCCGGCGGTTCACCTTCGCGCCCCCAGCGGGCATCTCATCCGGTTCACGCTGCCGCTGCACGAGGCGATCGCCACCCAGTGGCGCAACGGGGAGCTCCAGCGTGTCCAGGAGGACGGAAGCCCTTTCGAGGGCGACCAGTACGACCTCTCGGCCCTCCTTGAAGGCAGCCCCGGCGAGGCCGCTGCCCCGGCGGCCTCCGCGGCGCCTGTCCCGGCCGGGCCCGCGCGTCCTGCCGAAAGCGCGCCGCTGAAGGCGTGGCAGGACTACGCGGTCGCCGTAGGCGCATGCACGGCCGCGGAGGCGGTCGCGATGACGAGGCCCGACCTGGTGGCGAAGTGCACGCCGCCGGAGATGCAGCCCGCAACGCTGAAGGGGTGATGACGTGACCGTCCCGTACTCGGCCGACCTGTACCAGGCCGTCCTGCCGGGCGGGGCGGTCACGTTCATGCAGCTGTTCGAGACCTACTACGGCTCGGGCATCCCGCAGCAGGTCTCAGGCGTCACGATCACGATCACGCCAGCCGGCAGTTCGGTGGCGCTGCTCGGCCCGACCGGGACCGGGATCACGACCGGCGACAGCATGACATTCAGCTACCAGTGGCTGCCCGCGGTAAGCACCCCGCCGGGTGACTGCCTGGTGACATGGACCGCCACCGGGCTGTCCGGGACGGTCACCTACACGCAGGCCGTCACGGTCGCCGTGCGCCCGTCGGCTACTCCCTCGCCGGGGGTCTACGCGACCATCGCCCAGTACCAGAACTGGTCAGGAGACACCCTGACACCGGGCAACCTGGTGGCGGTCACGCTGCGGCGGGCATCGGAGGTCATCGACTGGGCGCTGACCGGCGCCAGCTACGTCACCGACGCGGACTCGATGCCTACTGACCCCGGCATCATCGACATATTCTGCCGGGCGACGTGCGCGCAGTGCCAGTTCATGCTGGCGAATAACGACCTGGCGAACGTCAAGAGCCAGTACGCGTGGACGAACATGGGAACCACGCAGGTCACCCGCACGAAAAGCGCGCAGGGGCAGACCTTCCCGCCGCTGGCGCCGCACGCCGCGATGATCCTCTCGACCGTGGGCGCGCTCCCCGGTGCCCCGCTGCTGGGCTGGTAAGCGATGCCCATCAGCTCGGCACTCTCGTACGTCCGGGGGCTCCTCGACGGCCTGGGAATGCCCGGGCCCGCGACGAGCCTCGTCTGCTCCATCACGCCGCCGGACCCGTTTGCCGACCCTGGCATCATCCCCACCTGCTACCTGTGGCCCGCCAACGGCCGCGAGTCCAGGGACGGCCCGGCCGGAACGGCCTCGCGCAACCAGGGGCCGAACACGTCATCTGGTTTCAAGACCCTCGCGCACCAGATGGAGATCTGGCTCGTCTGGGACGGTGCCGACAACGGGAGCGCCCCGCTGTTCCCCGCCATGATCGACGCGGTCAACGCGGCACTGCGGACCGCGTACCCGATGCCCGCGGACGTCACCGACCCATATACGGGAGCCACGTCGCAGATGTCGAACATCGGCGAGGTGCTTTCCTGGCGCGTCAGCGTGCGGCCCATCCCCGATTCGCGCAACAACAGGTACGAGGCGCTGCTTCAGGTGCTGATCACCGAGGTCATCCAGGCCTAGGGAGCGCTCACGTTCTCGAGCAGCGCCATTGCTGCGGCGTGCGCAACCGGGTCCTTGTCCGCGTCGATGACCCAGACGGCCGGCTGTTCCTTCATCAGGCGCACAGCCTCCTGATGTTCCCGCATCCGCTCCTCTGCGGCTCCCGCGTTCGGCGCGTCGTCAAGCATGGCCGCGAGGATGTAGCGGATAACGGCCGGGTCGTGGCGGAGATCGCCGAGCACTACCTCGAGCCGGTCCAGCATCCGGCGCACGGTGGTCCACTGGATCTGGTAGGCGGCGTCACGTTCCATGTCGCCGGGCTGGCCGGTGCGGCGGAAGTAGTCCGCTACGACCTCATCGGCGATGGTGCGCCGCATATCGAAGATGCTCACGGATTGCGCTCCTCAACCTCAAGGCAGTGGACAGAGAACGGGCATGACGGGTCCAGGGTGCAGGTGTCAGCCTCGTAGCAGGTGCTGGCCTCCATCGCTGCCTGGTCTGCGCGGTGCGGGCGCAGGCGGTCCCTGATCTGCTCGAGCTGCTCGGGGGTCATAGCCCTCCATTGTCCCGCTTACCCCCTTCTTGCTGCGCTCCTTGGAGACTTCATGCCCCCGTTCCGCTTCACCGGCCTCATCGACTACTACTATCCCGGCACCAGGGATACGAAGGGCGTCCTCCTCGGGACCGTCGAGCCCGGCGCTGAGCGTGACCTTGACGAGGCTCCCGACCGCTGGTGGATACCCGCAGACGGCGGGGACGTCAAGACCGGCAGCGACGACGAGAAGCCCGGCACGGCACCGCCTCAGGCACCCGAGCCCGCGAGCACCCCCGCTGCCGCGCCGTCAGGTCCGCAGCCCGCGCCGCCCGCGGTCATCCCGTAGACGCCCGACCTACCCGCATAACCGTCCCGCCCAGCCCTCAGCCACTCCGCTGAGGGCTTTCTTTATGCCCGAAAGGCTGTGATCCAGGTGCCGGCTCCTTCGCCTCCAGTTGGGGTGTACCCGAAGTGCACACAGCTTCTCCAGGCCGGCAAGGAGGCCGGGGGCTTCGGGGTCACTCCCGCTCAGACCGCGTTCATGTCGGTGCCGATCGTCGACTTCAAGCCGGACAACAAGATCACCTGGGTTGAGGACGGGTCGATGTGGGGCGACTTCACGCGCACCCACAACATCCAGCCCGGCCCGGAGTGGGCTGAGTCCGAGATCGCCGAGAGCCCCCTCTACCCCGACTCGATCGGGCCGTTCCTGTACTGCCTGATGGGCGACTACGTGGCGGCCGGGACCGCGGCAACGCCGACCTGGACGAGTTCGGCGGCACTGGCCGCGGGGGCGACGAGCATCCCCGTCACGTCCGGCTCGGTCGCGGTGGCCGGGACCTTCGTCCAGGTCGACACCGCGCTCAACAGCGAGGTCGTGACGGTCGGCACGGGGAGCACGGCGACGAACATCGTGCTCAGCGCTTCGACGCCGCTGCGGTTCAGCCACCTGACCACTATCGCCGTGGTGACTTCCGTCGCACCGTTCAGCCACACCTTCAGCCTCCTGAACCCCTATGGCAGCACCGGGGTCGTCACCGGGCAGGGGCCGAGCTACAGCATCATCCACCGCAACAACATCCCCGGCAGCGGAAACAACTACTCCTGGCTGTTCCCGTACGGCTGCATGTCCGAGATCACCATCAACATGAAGGCGTCGGGGATCCTCACCTGGTCCGGCAAGGTGACGAGCTACATCAAGGCGTACCCGAGCTTCGCCCCGGTGCCCGCCTTCTCGTCCGTGAACATGATCCCCGGATGGAAGTCCACGACAACGGTCGCGTCCACGCAGCTCAATAACATCACCGTGTGGTCGTGCACGCTGACCAGGCAGGTAAAGCCGTACCCCACGGGGGACGGCTACCAGCAGCCCTACCTGATCGGCCGGGGGAACTTCGACGCCGCGTTCAAGCTGAGCTACTCGCCGGCGCTGGACGAGACCGCCGTCACGAACATGCTGACGAACGCGCAGCCGACCCTGGCATGGTCGGTCAGCAACGGGGGATCCGGCGCGGGTCTCGCGTCGTTCGCCCTTGCCGCGGCCAACGCGGCATACAAGCAGACGCCGATGACGGGGGATGAGTTCTTCGGCTTCGACGTCTCGGGTGACCTGGTCGGCAACGTGACTAACGCCGGGAATTCAGGTGGCCGCTCTCCGTGTTCCATCACGCTCCAGAACGCCATCTCTTCTTACTAAGCGCAGGTCAGGCGGCTGGCTGCCTGACCTCCCCTCGAAAGCGAGCATGAATGCACCTTCCACTGCCAGGCGGCCACGCCGAGCTGGCTGACCCTAAGATCCTGACGCCGGACCACCAGGATCTGTACCAGGATCTTCTCGCCGAGATCCAGGAGCAGAAGGAGCAGGCCGTCATCGACGCGGCCATGGCGGCGCACCCGGGGATGATCCCGGACCCCGACGCCCCCGCCCCCAAGGTCCGGCTGACCCGCAAGGACCTGAAGCCCCTGCATGACCTGACGCTCGCGCTGGTCGTCCAGGAGATCTCGTTCGCCGGGATCCTCCCGTGGGACGCCGGATCGCGGGGGCGGCTCTGCGCAGCGGGCGGCCTCGGGGCGTGGAACGCGCTGCTGAACTCCATGGCCCCGTACTTCACGCTGCTCCTGGGGAACACCCCAAAAGAGACCCCGACTTCGGGCACCACCTCCGCGAGTACATCCTCAGGAACTGCCGCTGCCCCCCCGGCGGACTCTCCCCCGGAGTCATCCGCCGTGCCCAGTTCATAGCGGAAGGCTGGGCCAGCCCTCCGCCCCTTGACCAGATCCCGCTCGACGTGATGCTGGTGCTGCCCGCGGTGGCGCGCGTCATCAGGTCAATCGGGGGAGGCCGCTGATGGACCTCGCCGAAGGTGCCGCCGCATGGCGTCGTGTCGCCGAGCGCGCCGAGGAATCCCTGGCCGTCGACTGCGCGAAAGCCGCAGCGAAGGAGTTCCGTGCAGCGCTGGACATCACCGTTCCGGTCCTGTCCGGTGACCTGCGTGACTCGATGCACGTCTTCAGCGTCGAGGGAGACGGCGAGCATGCTATCGCCATCATCGGGTCCGAGCTGATCTACGCGAAGTTTCGCAATGACGGCGGCACTATCACCCGGAAGAAGGGACGCCCCGCCGTGCTGGGCACTCCCGCAACCGGGTTCTTCGGCAAGGGTAATCCGGCGACAGTCACCCAGGTCGGCAGCCAGTACATGCAGCGCGCCGAGGAGTGGTCCGATGGGCCATTGCAGGCGGCGATAAGAGGCGTGGTAGTCGAGTACTTCACCATCTGACCAGCCTTTCTCTCGCTGATTCTTTACCGCGCGCGGGGGTGATTCCGTGGCGATCAGTGAGCAGATCGAGGTCGGCGTCGCCGGTCTCGGCACGGTCGATGACCTGGCGGGCGCTCTCGACAAGGCCTCCGAGGCTGCGGGGAAGCTCAAGGACGAGCTCGCTTCCATCGGTGCCGGGTCGGACATGTCGGCAGGGGCCGGCAAGTTCGCCGCCGCCTGGGATGACGCGGCCGGGCAGGTCTCCGCGAGCATCGACAAGATCGCCTCCGCGATGGGGAAGCTTGACGACCTCGGGGCGACGGCAGGTGCGGCTGGCCCGGACAAGCTGGTCGCGTCGTGGGATGACGCCGCTGCCGGTATCGGCGCGAGCATCGACAAGATCGCGGCCGGGGCCGGGAAACTGGACGACGTCGGGGCCGGGGCCTCTGCGGCAGCCGATGAGATCAAGGGCCTCGGCGCGGCCGGGGACACCGCGGCCGAGGGGCTGGCCGGGGCCGCTGACGCGGGGAAGGGCCTCGCGGGCACCCTGGACGGGCTCGCAGGGTCAGGGGCCGGTGCCGGGGATGCACTGAAGGGTGCCGGGGCCGGGGCTGACGCCTACGCCGCCCAGCTGGCCTCGCTGCGGGCCGAGATGGCCGCCACTGCCGCCGAGATGGACAAGACGACCGCGAGCATCGCGGCGAGCTCGGGCGGCAACGACGCGTCGATCGCCATGGGGCAGCGGCTGAACACCGCTGCGGCGAAGGACGCCAGCGATGACGCGGTAGCGGCGCAGGCAGCAACGTCGAAGCAGGCAGCAGCCGATGCGGCGGCGGCCGAGGAGTCCGCAGGCAAGTATCACATGCTCGCCCTGGGCGGGGCGGTTGCCCTGGGCTATGGCGTTGACCTCGCCGCGAGGCTCCAGACGCAGGTTACGCGGCTGTATACGACGGCGGGCGAGAGCGCGAAGAACCTGCCGATGATGACTGCGGGCATCCTGGCGCTGTCCGGGCAGACGAACACCAGCCAGGCTCAGCTCGGCCAGGGCGCCTACATGGCCGAGAGCGCGGGATACCACGGGCAGAACGCGCTAGGCGTCCTCAAGGCCGCCGCCGAGGGGGCGCAGGCGGAAGGGGCGCCCCTCAGCGAGACCACGAACGCGCTGACGAGCCTGATGAACGCCTACGGGGTGCCCAAGGGCCAGTCCGACTCGCAGGCCGCGATGACCGACATGGACCAGATCATCGCGATGGTCTCGCGCGGCAAGATGACAATGTCTCAGGCCGTCTCCGCGCTCCCCTCGGTGCTTCCCGCAGCATCGGCCGCCAAGCTCTCATTCGCCGACGTGGGCGGCGCGCTGTCCACGATGACGTCGATGGGCGCGTCTCCTGACCGGGCCGCGCAGAACCTCTCTCACGTCATCACGTCGATCATGAACCCGAGCGGCGTGCAGACCAAGGAGCAGCAGCAGCTCGGGCTCAACCCGGTCCAGATCGAGAACGACCTCGGCAAGCAGGGCCTCACGGGAACTCTCACCGAGCTGTCCGACACGGTGATGAAGAGTATGGGCCCCGCCGGGGACGTCCTGTTCAAGACGTTCAACCAGTCCAAGAGCGCGGCTGCCGACGCATCCGTGATGATCTCGGCGATGCCCCCGGCTATCAAGGGCGTGGCGCAGGCGTACGCGGACGGGAAGACCACGGCGAAGGAGTGGAACGCCGAGGTTTTCTCCGGGTCGGAGTCGGCGGCGAACAAGAACCTGCTCCAGCAGTTCGCGACGACGGAGAACCAGTCCAAGGGCTTCAATGACCTGCTGAAGACCGGCGCTCCCGATGTGCAGACGTACGCGGCGGCGATGGACAAGCTGCTGGGCGGCCAGACCGGGCTGAATGTCGCGATGGAGCTCACCGGCCAGCACATGCCGGTGATGAAGTCGAACACGGACGCGATCGCGGACGCGGCCAAGCACGCCGGCGACAACGTGATGGGCTGGTCGGCGGTCACGGACACGCTGGGCTTCAAGCTCGGGAGCTTCGAGAAGCAGGCGCAGGCTGTCGCCACCGAGGCCGGGCAGGTGGCGCTCCCGGCCCTGACGGGCCTGATGAAGGGCCTGGGCGACGTCGGCGGCTTCCTGGCGAGCAATCCCGAGGTCACTAAGCCTCTCCTTGAAGCGGGCGGCCTGATCGCCGGCGTCACGGTCGCCAGCAAGGTCGCCAGCGCCGGGACAACGGCCCTGGCCAGCGTCG